ACTCCAACTATCGTGTAACGGTGAATATCACCCCTAGTACCCGTACCCGTTCGACGCAGGACGCCCGCGTCGACCATCCTCGCAAGGTGGCTCTCAATTGTCTGCCGGGTTCGCCCCATGGCAGTAGCGATCTCGTAGTGCGACATGGGCTCTCCGTTGGCCAGCATGTGACTAATCGCTGTGTGAATCCCGCGAGCCTCAGCATCTCGCAACGATCCGCATACTGTATATCCGTCATCGCCGAGCTCAATCACAAGCTCGACCGGCGTCTGCCGAAATCGACTATTGCTGCGCAGTGTGCGCTGCCGACAATCGACATCGTCTGGATTGGTTCTTGACAACTCAAACGTCACCTCAGGCCATGCCATTAGCGCAGACGACCCACGCGCGCCAGTACCCTCAGGGCCTCCACCCTTTCTGAGATGATGGATCACGACAATAGCCACGCCAGTCTCCATCAGTTTCCACAATGGCAATAAAGCATCATCGATCTCGGTTGCGTTGTTCTCGTCACGCAAGGGCATATTCCGCATCAAGGTATCCACGATTAGTAGATCAGCCTGATGGTCGATACAATCCTGCACTGTCATGGTTACCCATTCCTTCCACTCGACGAGCGTCGGGCGAGATGTGAACGGTCGTACATACCACGCTACATGATCGCAAATGCCGATGATGTCGGCTCGCTCTGCGATAGTCGGCCCATCCTCCTCAGTCAGCACCAGTACTCGAGCTGGCTGAGTCGTAAGGCTAAGGAATTCTCCGCCATCCTGCAATGAGCGCAAGAGATGCGAAATCAGCGTTGTTTTTCCGACCTTAGGATGTGCTGAGATCATCGTCGCCGCCCCGCGTCTGATGCACCCGTACCAGATCCAATTCATCGCAGGATCGACCCTAGGTAGCTCACTGGTCAGCAGGTATCGGCGCTCACGTCCGTCTGGATGTCTGCGCACCGGGTCCGGCGTAGATTGCGTCACGACCGGATCCTCGACTGCTGATGACGTGGCCGTATCGGGAGAGGAGACCCTGAGCGTAGCGGTGACCTGCTCAGAGCGATACCCATCCCGATACAGCGCACGGGCGCAGTCGCCATAGTCGCCACCGTGGCGCATGGCAGTACGTGCACTAAACAAAGAGTATGCGCGGCCCGGCTCTAGGTGCGATGCACTCGACGTGAACACGTACATCAGCGGCTCGGCTCGGTCGTTGCGGCAATGGCCGACCGTGGCTGAGATCCCGCTAGTCTTGCCTGGTCGCCTCCAGTACTGGCTCTCACCTCGAGTAGAAACAAGCGTCCATCCGGCCTCGCAGAGCAGCGTATCCCAGCTACCTCGAGCGTTGTATACCTGACCAGGAGCATCGCTAGCACCGGTCTCTCCTGGTACTCGTGTCACTGGATCGCTACGCTGAGCCTGCGGTACATGGCAATGCTGGCTCTGTGCGATCGTCAAGATCGCGTGAATGTGGTGAGCAGACCATACTGCTCGCTCCTCAGGATCTAGATATCGATCCCATCGATACAGGATCCCGGTCGGGTGCACATGCTCAGGTGAGCCAGCAGCGACGATATAGTGTCCCTGCCCGCGTGTCTCGATGAGCACCTCGCCAGCAGCATCTCGAGCCAGCACCGTGCCAGGTGGCGTAGAGTAGTCTAGGTGCATCAGGAGATGACGACCACCTGACGGCGTCACGCTCAGGCTGCTCGTCTCGATCATGTCGATCAGCTGGTCATCTGCACCGAGTCGCACTGTATCGAGTAATCGCAGCCACGCTGCCTCACTCTCGACATCGAGTACCAGAAGCTGCCCGCTGACATGACCGCAGACAATGCCGATACCGTTACTAGATGACGACGAGTACCACTGCTGGACTGTCTGATCGTCAGCACGATGCAGCATGTGCGATGCCCACGCAATCGCAGGCTTCTTGGCCCGCGCCACTGGGATGATACTCATCCCGTCACGCAGCAATAGCTGCGCGGCTAGTAGTGTGCTCGTCGTCATGTCGTTGCGTCCTCGCCGCTGAGCGGCCCTTGGTATCGCCTGATCCCGATCTCAGCATCAGCCATGATCCTGAGACGTGCTCTTGATCCGTCTATTTTTGCCAATGTGATCACGCCGATCACAACAACCTTATCGCCCTTTTTTACCGTGAGGACTATGTGCTCCCCTTCTTTTCGTGTCAGCGTCAATCCTCGCATCCTTGCGACTCCTTAAGTTTGCTCGCACAGTCCGTGCCCGCTGTTCTTCAATCACACTGCTAATCCTGACCTGCCAAAATCCTCGCTCGTCTCGGCGAGCTTCTAGCACCTTGTTGGCTATCAGATAACAAACCCAGCGCACTGTGCAGCCTAGCGTTTTGGCCGCTGCCGTAGTCGTGGTCGTTGGCGCAATTCGAGCCATGTATTATTCTCCAGTCATGACAAGTAAAAAGCGGGCAAAAACGCGAGCAGCGAGACCGCACAAAGAATTTGTCCACATTCCCCGCACATTCTGCATAGGGACGACCCCGCTGCTCGTGATCGGTTAGTCGCAGATGATCACTGCGTCTGGACCCATGTGTGGTGCATATCTCAACCATCTGCCATCGCACATTTCAACTAGATCGTGGCCATCGGTGCTCTCGGCTCGCATGTTGAGCCTGACGCCAATGCGGCGCAAACGCTGCTCAATCAGATCGACTGGGTCAACGCCCCATGTGCGAGCTGCTCTAATAGCCTGCGTTGCTGCTGCCCTGATGACTACGTCACTAATGTTATTGATGGTGCTCATGTCGGCCTCCGTGTCTCTCAGTCCCGTCGAGCGATGTGCCCGACACCAGAACAATACTTCCGGCATCGGAAGGCGTCAACTAGAATTCTACCGATTTGCATAAATTGTGACCGAAGTCGTTGGCGTATTGTAACTTACGCTCGCAGATATTTGCGTGCCTGCGCAGCCACACATGAAAAAAATGAGCGGTATTGACAATATGATCTGGTATCGCATGTCGTGTCCTCCTGCGGATATGATCGGCAGTAGATCCCGTCGTCATGAGGACATCCGATGGAGACCGTAGGTACACGCCGCGCGGCCGAGATCCTAGGAGTTAGCCCGCGATATGTACGTGCACTCGTCGAGCTGGGTCGTCTAACTCCCCGACCCGGTGATGGTCATCATCGACTCGATCCACGCGAGGTCGAGAGACTCGCCCAGGAGAGAGCACGATGCCGCCAGCGCCCATCCTGATCACGCTGCCAGTGCCACCGAGTGCAAACGCAATCTGGCGACCAGCTCGCCGCGGGCGTGTGGTCAAGTCCGCTCAATACAGCCGCTGGCTCGAGGAGTGTGATCTGATCGGTCTCACGACTCGAGTGCCGCGTGACGCAATTCAGACGGCGGTCTCGATCTCGATCACGGTGCGCTCGGGTACTGGCTGGCGTAGAGATCGCGACATTGACAACATCGTCAAGCCCACGCTCGATTGGCTAGTACGCTGGTGCGTAATAGCAGATGACAACTGCGGCATCGTTCGGCACATCGAGGTAAGCTACGACATGCTGCCCATCTCAGCAGCGTGTGTGCAGATTGTTATATCGAGGCATGGCGTTTAATCGTTAATAACATGGCCTAGAATCGACGATCCGTTTTAAGTGGCCGATCTCACGAATTTGCAAAGATGTTGCCTTGGCGCCCCGATTGTGTAAGGCTCTGGCGTTATGGGCCCCCATGTGCCCGCTCTCACGCGCGCGCGTACGTAACGCTTAAAATCCGTCAGCTGCCAGCTGGCCGCAGTGCAACGTAGGCCAGTGGCAGTGACGGCGCTACACTAACACAATACATAAATACTAATACATAAATACAAAGAGCGCGCGCACGCGAGTACTATAAGGGTAGGCGCCGCCACCCAAAAACCCATACGGCTATCGCCTATGGGTCTTTTGGGCTGGCGGGTGTAAGGAGAGGAAACTATGGCCGACCGAATCCCGCAGCATCGACCAGCGCGACACCACCTGCCGCGGCCGAATCGAGCACCCGAGACGCGACCATGCGCTGCCGCTCGCGGATACGACCGCACCTGGGCGAGATGGCGTCTCATGGTGCTGAGAGAGGAGCCGATGTGCCGAGCATGCGGTGGCGCTGCATCGCAGGTCGATCACATCATGCCGTTAGCGAGAGGTGGGACTAACGATCGAGCCAATCTCCAGCCGCTATGCCACTCATGCCACTCGAAAAAAACTGCACGTGAGCAGTTGCGCACGTCGTGACAGATGCGGTAGAGTGAGATGAGGAGGATCACGCATGTCGACGACCACGACCACGACCGCTGGTGCAATCGATCAGCAGATGTATCTCGTCGGGGGGATGACCTCGCCAGCTGACGATGCCAGTGCGGTCACACCTAGTGACACGGCACCGCTGACCTATGTCAGCCGGGCACTCTACATCGGCGGCGCAGGCAATCTCGTAGTCACGATGCAGGGCGGGGGCAACGTGACATTCACCGGCGTGCCCGCTGGCACAGTGCTGCCGATCCGATGCTCACACGTCCGCAGCACATCGACCACCGCGACATCGATTGTCAATCTCTACTAGGAGTATCGACCATGGCAGACATCCCAGCCAGCACACCGATCGTTACACCAGCAGTACCAGCGCAGACGTACCCGCTATGGGTCGTCGAGTCGCTGGTGTTCTCGGGCGATGGCATCGAGCAGCCGTTGACCGCCGAGGCATGGTTCAGATCAGCTCGACGCGACGCAGCAAGCCCGACCGGATGGGTGCTCGGCGCAGAGCGGCGCAACTATCACATCGCTGATGTGTGGTCGCTCGCCGCCAGCGATGCCGATGTCGCCTCGACCATGTCAGACATCATCGCCACACTGACACGTCTGGCCACCACCGCCGGTGTCCTGTGATAGGTATCAGTATCGGCCTCTCGATTGACATCAGCCGAGTCATCAGCACAGATGGCCCAATCGATGGTCTGCTCTGGCAGGGTGCGTCAGACTTTTTGATATTCAGCGGCTCGACAGACTACATAATCTGGCAATAGCGGAGTAGGTGAATGGCAAGTAAGCGCATTGACGAATTAGACGCACGCGTGGTAGCAGACTCTGACCTGCTACCAGTCACCCCATCTGGTGGTCCTAGTGGTCGGGCTACAGTTGCTGCGATTGTTGCTGAGGGCCTGTCTCAGCCTAATAGCGCAAGTTCCGGGGCAGGGGCATCAATAACAATAAAGGCCGCGGACGGGGTGACAAGCGGGGCTGGTGGTAGCATCATTTTGCAGCCGGGGGCACAGGCTACGACTGGTAATGATGGTTCTATCCGCCTAAAATTAGGATCAGATGCAAACGCAGCTACGCAGCATTTCAATATCACGTCAAATTACTCTGGGCAATTAGCAGGTTTGTGGTTTAAGAACAACGACAATGCAGCTCCTGCTGTTGTTAATGTTGGAGATTTTCGAGCTACACAGCTTTTCACAAGTTCTTTTGTCATGTTTCAGGTAACGGACACGTTAAAAATGGTCCAATTAGGCAATGTGTTTGGTCTTGGGTGGACTGCGTCAAGTGCCAGTGGAACAGCAGATGTTGGCTTACGGCGTGGCGCAAAACAAATCATTATTGTCGATTCTGGTGCTGCAAGTTCTGCGGGTGGATCGCTTGCGTTTAAGGCTAACACACCGGCAGTAATCACAACAAATCAAAATGATTACGTCCTCACCGGCTCCGCATTCCAACGCCTGAACTGCACCACTGCATCAGACATCACCGGTATTGCACCCCCGACAGGTGGGGCACATGTTGACGGGCGCATGATCAGGCTCGTTAGTGTGGGCACGGCAACGGTGCGGCTGATGCACAATGACACTGGCAGTGCAGCAGCTAACAGAATGTACATGCACAGTGGCACCAATGTGAGCCTTACCGTAAACGAATGGGCAGATCTGGTGTACGACAGCACCGATAATGGATCGGGTGCTGCCGGATGGCGAGTTGTTAGTTATGCTTAATGAGGTGGTGTAATGGTATATTATATTTTGTTATTTTCAATTGCGTGCTGCGGATGTGCGGAAAACATGCCGACAAGCGCGCCTGCCAATCAGTGCGCATGTCCTCATAGTTGCTGCGATGGAGAATGTCCATGCAAGTAATAATGATATCGTGGCTCATGCTCGCCGCGCCGCCATGCCCGACATGACCATCGGCAGCTCCATCAGTGCGGCGGTACGTCGCGCCGGTGAGGAGGCCAGTGGTCAAGCCAGCGCCGAGGCCAGCGCCAAAACCAAAACCCGTTCAGTTTATCCCGTGGCGTAATATGTAGGAGATTGCAATGTTCCCGACATCAGCTCTCGTGACTCTGCTATCATTTGCCCGTGGCCAGACGCCATGGGGCAAGCCCGTGTTTGACGCTCTCATCGAGGTCGTCGTTTATTTTGGCCAGACGTTTGTGCCTGCTGCTGAGGTCGCTGGCGCAGTGCCTGAGGAGACCAGCGAGGATGATGTGATCACCGCCATCGAGTCGATCATCGCTGGCAGCGAGGATGAAGGCCACCCGATTGCGGGCGTCTCGCCGTTTATCGTGGGAATTATTTTGAAATTTGCGCTTCAGATTTTGCTGAAGAAAATTTCAGGATAATTTTTCAAAAGTTTTTTTCAAAAAAAGTTTTTTAAAAGTTTTTTTGAAAGTTTTTTTTGAAAGTTTTTTTTGAAAAAAAAAAGCCAAGGGGGGGTCAAAAAACCCCCTTTTTAGGGAGGAAGACCGCCTTAGCCACCTGAACGTGTTTTTGCATAGGATCTCTGGATATTTTTGGTATAAGTGGAGATATCACAATGGCTAAGCGTGGTCGCAAGCCAGTCGATCGCACCTCATGGCTGAGAGCTGGCGGACCATTGCCCGACAAGCCAGTCGGCTTATCAAAATTAGAAATGGTGCATTATAAATGGCTAGTGGACGCAATGGCGCACGTGGGGACGGGCGGGGCGTCGGATCTCGCAGCCGTGACGATGACGGCAAAAATGCTGGCGAGAGCGCAGATCCTGCGAGACCTGATCGAACAGCTACCGAGCCCGATGATCGAAAAAGAAAACGGGCCAGCGCTACACCCAGCGTACGCGGAGCTAGGGCGCAGCGAGTCACGGATACAGTCAATACTGATATCTCTGAATCTAATGCCGCGGACACGATCGAGCACACGCCTGCCCGCAGAGCAGCAGGTGACAAGCGCCAGCGTGCCCGACGACAACCCGATACTCAAACTCCTGGGCAGCTAGCGGCGCGCAATGTCGAGCTGTTTTTTCGCACATGCCTGACGCATGTCAAGGGAGCGGACGCAGGGCGTCCGCTCATGCTGGCAGAGTGGCAGTATAGAGACATCATCGCTCCTCTATTTGGCACACTCCGTGCCGATGGCCTGCGTCAATACCGCACTAGCTACATTGAGATTCCGCGTAAAAACGGCAAGAGTACGCTCTGCGCAGGCATAGCGCTTTATCTGCTCATGGCGGATGGCGAGAAGGGCGCGGAGATCGTCAGCGCAGCTGCTGACCGTGAGCAGGCGTCTATCGTATTCGACATTGCGTCGAGCATGGTGCAGGCTAGCCCAATGCTTGCATCACGCTGTACTGTGCTGCGCAAGGAGATCGTCACCAAGCACGGTAGCAGATATAGAGCAATCAGCGCAGACGCACATACCAAGCACGGGTTCAACTGTTCGGGCATCATATTTGATGAGCTCCACGCTCAGCCCAATCGAGAGCTCTGGGATGTGCTCACGACGAGCGTAGGATCACGTCGCCAGCCGCTCACCGTGGCAATCACGACCGCAGGGCACGATCGCAACTCACTGTGCTACGAGATGCACCTACACGCTCGAGCCGTGGCTGAGGGCACACTGGTAGATCACAGTTTCCTACCCGTGCTCTATCGAGCGCCAGACGGGGCATCGTGGCGAGACGAGGCAACGTGGCGCGCAGCCAATCCCGGCTATGGCGTCTCGGTGCTGCCCGATTACATGCACCAAGCAGCGCTCGACGCAGCTCAATCTCCTGCCCGTGAGCTAGCGTTTCGCCGCCTGCACCTATGCGAGTGGACCGACACTATCACCCGATGGATCGCACCTGAGACATGGGACGCATGCCGCGGCCCTCGACCTGATCTTGCTGGCCGATTATGTTATGGGGCTCTTGACCTGAGCAGCACCATGGATCTTTCAGCGTTTGTGCTGGCGTTTCCCCTCGACGATGGCACGATCTGGATAGAGCCAACATGCTGGGCACCTAGAGGTGCCCTCAAGGCTCGAGAGAGAGCCAATCGCATGCGCTATGACCAATGGCATGCAAGCGGGCACATCAACGTGACCGATGGCGATGTGATCGAGTATGAGGATGTCTACACCAAGATCAAGCAGCTCTGCGCACAGTATCGCGTAGTCGATATCGCAATTGACCGATGGAATGCAAGCCAGTTGGCTCAGCAGATGCAGAGCGATGGCCTCAACATCGTCTCCTTTGGCCAAGGGTATGCGAGCATGAGCCCTGCCGCCAAGGATTTTGAGACATTAGTCATGGCGAGAAAATTACGACACGATGGCAATCCGGTATTGCGATGGTGTTCGGGTAACTGTTCGATAGAGTCAGACGCTGCTGGCAATATCAAGCCCAGTAAAGCTAAGTCATCAGAAAAGATCGATGCCCTTGTCGCATCGATCATGGCCGTTGCAAGGTCGAGAGTCGGTGAGGCAGGCGGAGCGGTAGGGCGTGGTGCCCCGTCGATATACGAGTCACGAGGGATGGCCCTATTATGACGATCGTCGAGCGGATCATGAGCCTATTCAGCCTGCGCACCATGCGCAGGCCGGGGCTGCGAGATCCTGCTCTCACGTCATGGTACGGCGGTGAGGTCAGCACGGCAGGCGTGCAGGTATCTGAGTCTACCGCACTCTCCTATGCACCATTTTGGCAAGCAGTCCGCATCATCTCCGAGACGGTGGCAAGCCTGCCGTTTCACGTGTATCAGCATGTCAACGGTGGCAGAGTCATCGCTGATGACTCGATGATCGCTGACCTATTGCGATATGCGCCCAATGACGAGATGACCGCCATGCAATTGCGCGAGCAATGGCTTGCGCAGGCTCTCATATGGGGCAATGGCTACTGCGAGATCGAGCGTGACACGATCGGCCGCCCAGTGCGTGTGTGGCTGCTCGATAGTGCTCGCATCAAAGTCGGGCGCGATTCTAACGGCGACCTGCAATATCTCTATCGCGACGATCAGGCTCGCCCGACCTATTTGCCAGCATCAGACGTACTGCACCTGCGCGGCCCTGGTGGTGATGGCTACGTCGGTGCTAGCGTTGTCGCTCTTGCCCGTGACTCCATCGGGCTCGGCATTGCGGCTGAGGCGTTTGGGTCGTCATTTTTTGGTCGTGGCGCAAGGCCGTCCGGCGTGCTCGAGCATCCCGGCAGACTCAGCGACGATGCCCGCGGTCGCCTCCGTGGCGATTGGGAACGATTGCACTCCGGTATCGACAATGCCTCAAGGGTGGCGATCCTCGAGGAAGGTATGAAATGGACCACGACTGCCATACCGCCTGACGATGCGCAGTTCCTTGAGACTCGACGTTTCCAGCTCGAGGAGATCGCTAGGTGGTTCAACATTCCCGTATCAAAATTGCGGGCAACTGGTGGATCGACCTATTCATCGCTCGAGCAGGAAAACCAAGCGTTTCTGAGCGAGACGCTGCGCCCATGGTTGGTGCGCATCGAGCAGGAGGTCAGAAATAAACTGCTCCTGCCAATCAGTAGCAGCTACTACGTCGAGCATCGCGTCGAGGGGCTCCTGCGCACAGATCTGGCAGCTCGATACAGCGCATACGCCATCGGTCGCAACTGGGGCTGGCTCAGCGTCAACGAGATCCGAGCACTCGAGCAACTCGACCCTATTGAGGGTGGAGATGTATTCCTCCAGCCGCTCAACATGCAGCCAGTCAACTCGATGGGCGGGGCTCAGGCACCACCTGCCGACCCGACAGTCGCACCAGTGCCCGTGCCCGATCCTGCGCTCGTGCCTG